AGAGATTACTGTGAGTGACCAATCAGCAAACGAACGGTCGCCTGGAAGTTTGATACGGCGACCACGATACGGAACTTCAATGGTTCCAAGAGACGACGCAGGAATCTGAGCCGCTTTCACTAGGAAAGAAATGGCTCGGTTGTCTGCGTATCCTGGAATCGACCCGTTCACAACGAACAGGTTTGTGCGAGCACCACCGCCAGCAAAGGCGTTTACGAACCCCGAAATATTGTTTGTTGGTTCTACTGGCATTAGGAATTACTCCTTTTCTCTCTTATCTATACGATTAGCCGCCAACTTCGCTGAAGTTTACGCCAGTCTTGGTGGCAATAAAGTTCAATTGGATGAAGTTGATGCTGCGAGTGGGCTTGACAAAGATATCGGCTACAAACTCGTTGCGGTCGATGACTTCGCCTGTGTTGTTGGTTTCATCGCACACCACCTTGAAGTCGGTGATGCCACGACGCTGTTGAACCGTCTTGAGGAACGGAACCACTAGATTCTTGAATTGAGCACGAGTGAACGCATCGTTCTGCTCAAACAAGAAGAACTTGCTAGCGGTGGCGATTGCCTTCTCAAGAATGATGAACAGGCGACGAATATTGATACGGTCGAATGCCGAGGGCTTGGTCTGCATGGTCTTGTCACCAAACAAGATTACACCTTCACCTGGGAAAGACACGACAGGGTTAATTTGTCGGGTGTACAGTTCATCGCGGTGAGCCTCGGACGATGGGTTGTACGCCAACTTCACCACGCTCTTGACCTGACCACGGTTGAAGCCTGCGGGCGAGAACCACGCTTCATTGGTGAACTCGGTACGAGCAACTAGACCCGCGATGTCTGCGTTGAGCGGAACAAGACGGACTAGATTGTTGTAGGTGTCGAGTTGATACTTCCAACCGCTGTCAAGAACTGCGTAAGAGGAGTTTACATTTAGGCTGCTGTCTCTGTAACTCTTAATACTGTTCAGAGCCTCGTATGGCAGTTTGTTCTCAACATCGGTTTGACGAGGAGAACAGAATGCCATGCAGTCAAGACGCTTTTCGCAAATCTGCTGAATGATTAGTTGCTCAAGAGTTGCAGAAGCGTTGCCTGTTGGGAGCAGAGACACATCAACGGTGTCTGCGTCTTGGAATAGACTCCAACCATTAGCCCAACGCTCGCTGTCGCTTGGCTCAGACGAAACAGCACCAGTTAGACCAAGAGAGTTTACTCCCTGACCAACAGCAGAAGTTGTACTAAGATTTGGGCCAATCAGAGAATTGCCTATGGCTGAGAAATCTTGAGTTGCTGCGTATCCTGCACCACTGTTGTTTCCTGAAAGGTCTGCACACAATGCCCAAACATACTGCGATTGGTCGTTGACTACTGTGCGATAGTAATTGCTGCTGCCATCAAACTTACGGGCATCAGTGGCACGAGACAATCCTTCAAATTTCTCAAGAAGGTTGTTTACTGTGCCTGACCACTTTCCTTCTTTGTCCAATACTAGAACATTGATTAGGTCGTGTGCACCACCAGCATCAGAAGCGTAAGCAGAGGTTGTTGCTCCAGTTGAGACATACTTGGAGTACACACTCTTGATGCTCAAAGTATTACCAGCAGCCTGTGTTTTTGGAAGTATGCTGTCAACTAGAACACGAACAACGGTTGGTCCTCCAGACGCTAGAGTGTATCCGCTTGTGACTCCAAAGAAGTCATTGAATATAGCGGTTACTCCGAACAATCCACCACCAGTAGTATGTGCCTTTTGCACTCCACTAACTGTTACGGTAGTTCCGTCTTCAAAAACAATGTCATCTCCCTTGGAAAAATACAGAGGCTTGCTGCTTGTTCCAGTCACAATATCCATGAAGGTAGCACCAATACTTGCTGCTGCACCTAGAGTATGACCTGTTGTGATTCCGTTTCCGCTAGTCACAACCACCTTGATGCTGTTTCCTAGAACACCTGGATACTTTGATGCAAACAGAACACCGTTTGCGGACTGTGTATTTGCAGAAGCACCTTCGTTTGCGTTGAAATCTGTTTCATTATTGATATCAAATGCTGCCTGATAGGTAGCACCACTCTTTGTTACATGAGAGTTCTTTGCAGCAGACCCAACTACACGCACAACTTGGCAGTTGTTGCCGTATTGTAGAAAGTTGGCAGCGGTGAAGAAGTCCACATAGTTGTCATTATTTGGCTTCTGGAAAATATTTGATAGTTCACGCTCGTTGGCAACAGTCACGATTTCGTTGACTGGTCCCCAATGGAAATAACCTGCAAACCCGCCTGGGGTGGTGGCTACGGCAGGAACAATTGTGGTCAGGTCGATTTCTTTGATGCTTACGCCAGGGCTTACTCTAAATCCCATTGTGGTGTCTCCTTCGTCTGTGAAGCACGGGGTGTGGTGTCGTTACTTCTATCTGTATGTATTATTTGGATACTTCTGCCGTAAAGCCATACCCGTCCCTGTATGTAGCCGTTCAATCACCCCAATTCCACGATGTTCCGCTGCCATCGGTAAACCCTGTAGGGTCGCTGCCGTCGTCCACAAAGCCAAAAGGGGTCATTTCTTCTTCCAAATTTTTCATTTGGTCTTCGTACAGGTCTTTTCGGATGTCGCTGCCTGTGATGTCTTTGAAATATGCTTGGGTGGTTAGCCACGAGAACAGCACCAGCGTCATTACCAAATCGTCGTTGTGGTTGTCTTCTGCTTCAAACGAGTCTCCACGAGCCACAAAAGTACACAATTCGTCCACCACACCAAAGTCTTCGACTACCAGTTTGGTGTCTTCAATCAGGTTTTTCAGAATGGCACACCCGATACGCTTCACGGCGGTAGAGGTCTTTACGCCCTTCATAGCCGAACCGCCCTTGCCGAAGCCACCGTTCACTACTTGCCCCTTGCGTCCCTGCATCTGCACATAGATGATGTTGTCGTATTCCATGTCATCGTGAAGAATGTCTGCTACCTGTTGTCCAATATCGTTGATTTCCACCAGTACATACGCATTGTTGTACTGACGAGCCACGGGGTAGATGGCGTTGGGGTACAACATGGGAGCCAGTTGGTTGTTGCGGAATGTAGCGGCTAGTCGGTACGGCATCTGTGTAACATCCACCACCGAAAACGCATGGTAGTCCTGACCCACGCCACGAGAGGTGTCCACCACAAGCACATATTTGTGTTCGGGTTGTGGTTTGGCGTACACACGCAACCCTTCACTATTGAAATATTCAGGAGTGCGGTACACAAGGCATTTAAGTTTTTCAGGGTGTATCAGGGTGTGAACCGAACCCAAGAATTCTGTTTCAAACTCAGTGCGAAACTGCTCCTCGCTTGTGTTGGAAATGGTTTGCTTTTTCCACTCTTCATCACGACCTGGAACATCGCTCCAGTGCACCTCTATGGGGTAGTACTCGTTCTTGCCTTCTTCGCCCTGCCTCTTGTTGGCATTTACCCACAGGCGGTAGAACATGTTCAAGCCTTTGGGAGTAGACACAATAATCACTTTGGTTTCTTTGCCGCTCGTGATGGTGGGATACACGGACGAGAAGAACTCTTCAGCCACATTCTGTGGAACATAGGCAAATTCATCAAGTAACAACGCATTGTATGAACCGCCACGAACAGCAGATGATGATGTTGCTGCTGCAAGAACTTTAGAACCGTTTTCCAACACGATTGAACCTTTGTTCCATTCCACAACACCTTGCTGCAACCATATAGGAAGGTATTCGTATGCTAGTTTGAGACGACCAAGCAGTTCACGGGCTGTAGCCAGTTTGTTGGCAAGTATACCAACACTCATGTTCTGGTTAAACAGGATGTAGTGTAGCAAGAACGACACCATTGTGGTGGACTTACCGCTCTGTCGGGGCATTTTGCAAATCACAAAACGGTTTTTGTGAACCGCCTCAATCATGTCTTCCTGAAACTCATACGGATGAAACGGAACCAATCCCTTGTCCAATGACACAATCTTTACATAATGCTTGATGAAATACAGTGGGTCTTGAGAGCATTTCACATACTCTTCAATCTGCTTTTCAGAGAAGTTGATATTGACTCCAGCCGCTTTCAGGTTGGAGTTGCCCAAATATTTTTCACTCTTGTTCATGTGGGTTCCTCTGGCTGTGCATCAATAAACGCTTTGGTGCTAGACCGTGCACTGTTGATAATGTCCTGAAGTTCACGAGTTGACCCCACATAGATGGCATTATTTGTGGTGTTGTTTGTGGTGGTCTTGTTTTCAGTCTTGCGAATGCCCTTCATCTTGTCGTGCAGGTCTAGCAGGTCACGGTTGGTTTCGGACAGGGTTTTAATCATCTGTGCAACCACTTCATACGCACGGGGCGAGTCGCCTTCTTGGGCTACTGCAATCACGCCGTCCAGTGCGTTCTTGCCTGCATCTACCAGTTCACGCAGATTCTTGCGAGCAGTTTCGTAGTCGTGCTTCAGGTCTTTTGCCAAGTACTCGTCGGTCAGGGGCGGTGTTTCTATCTTTACGATAGGCATAGGAGCCGAAGGCACTATAGCCTGCGGTTCGCTCTCGCCTGTGCCACCAACCCCTAAAACACTTTCAATATGTGAAAACCCGTCACTCATAAAAACCTCTCAATCAACTAGAATACGGTGGTGCTGTTATGCCCATGTCTCCAAACCACTCAACAGTGACACCTTGTGCAAGAGTATAACCGCTCTGGTACTCGTAAATCTTGGTGTACGGAGTGTAGTTATACTTGCTGGAACTTGCTCCGCTTGGGCCTGTGATTCCTGTGAATATCTTGGAAGACAGACCCGTGACACCTGAAAGAGTGCTTCCTGCGGTGTAACTTGGAAAGTAGTTGAAATCGTATATCTTGGCATCTGTTTTGCGAATCTCTTTGTAACTCCGCACATTTCCAAATATGTACGATTTCATGGTAAAGTTCAGAGTAAAGATAATGCTGCGGCGGCTTTGGAAATCCCCCTCGTAGTCTTCTTCTGATGACACAGAGTTCAGATAGATGGGCACATCCACCTTTGTGTTTACATCATCGAAGTTTATAGTGGTGACAAACTCGGGAGCAAAGTACGGAAGAATCTGCTCAACAATTTGCAGCCCGTCGTCCATGTTTCGTGTGTACACATACAACCCAAAGTCTATATTATACGGAACCTCTGCAAATGTATACTTGACACCACTGGTGGTAGAGTCGAGTACTATGTTTCTCTGCATACTGTTGCGTTTTCTTGCGGGGTCGTATGCGAACCCTGTAATCTCAAATGCCATTCGTGGCAGGGTAATCTGCATGGGATTCTGTAGATACGGGTCGCCTGCAATACGCACCTTGTATTTTTCTTTGGGTGCATACGCTAGAGGAACTTCAATGTATTTGGTTCCGCTGCTCTCAACTCGTGAAATCTTTACCTGATTAAACAACGCACCAAAGGCTACCACCATCTTACGAATAGACTGATTGTAGAACTGTGTAAACATCAGTACTGCCCTTCAGAGAACGGGTCTTTCTCTGTGAAGTCAAAAATATTGTCGCGGTTGGCTTCAAGGTCAATGGCTTCATTGTCCTGAATCTTGGCGTTTGTGGTTCGTGTGTCTGTGTCTGTAACAGCAGTAATAGTGTACGAAACAGCACTTGTTGTTCCTGTTACAACATCACCCACTTCAAAATTACCGCTGCTGACATTTACTACGAGATAGTAAGGTGCGGTTCCAGTTGGGTCAAACTTGGAATCAACACGACCTATTGCGTGTTTATTTGTTACTGTTCCTGCGTACACTTCTTCACCAACTGTATAACTTCCACTACCAGTACTAATATTGATGGTCAGTCTCTTCTGATACTTTGCTATAGCCTTAACAACATCATCCATATCGCTTTCGCCTGTGTCAATTTCTTCTTGAGTATACTTGAAGGCTTCACAATACAGTTTGAACGAGTAACGCTGACCCAACGGGTAAAACGGGTTCTCGTGCTCTACATACTTGATTTCAAACAGACCGTATGGGTAGTCAAAATAGATCAAGTCACCTTCTCGTGGGCGACCCAAATCACGAATGGTGGTGTTGTGTGACATGACCTCCAAAAACCGTCGCTTGGACACTATAAAAGTGCAGTTATCACGAATATCCAAACCGAAACGGGTCATGTCGGTTCCGCCGTCAAATCCTTCTGTGTTTTCCGTGTACATTTCAATACGGTTAGCGTCCTTGAACTTGGACACCTCTTCGCCAAGAATCTTGTCGTCAGTCACCGTTTCTCGTGGAATGTACACCATCTCGTGACCGTGAATCTTGATGGCTTCGGTCGTGAGTGATTCTAGTAGGTTCTGCTCGCCTACATTGTTCCTACGAAAATACGGGTTTACTGCCATTGGAGTATTTTCAGCCTGTTATAAAATCGGGAGGCAACTGGTACTTGCTCTGCACATCTTCTTCCAGTTTTGCTATCTCTTCCGTTGCTTCTTGGTAAATCTTGCCACCATTGAATGTCACATTACCCG